GAGCGCAAGCGTGTTCAAGAAATGTTCAAGGAACATCAAGATGTTATCAAGAAGGATGAGAAGAAGACTAAGAAGAAGAAGAGCAACGCTAAAGAGATCGATCTTTACGAAAAGTAATCCAAATAGCAATTCCAACGAGTATAGCAGCAATTGGTGTCCCGTTAAACCTCTCAGCTAATAAAGCACATATCACACTGTATTGAACTATCCGTATCTCCTGTCGTGTTTTAATCATTGATCTTTTCATCGCTGCTCTCGACCTCTCAAGGCCGAGAACAGTCGAATTTATTTTTCCAATTTTAGATGGGATTTCTGTGGTATTCATGATGATTTCACTTATATCAAGAGACTCTAAAAACTGCTCTTGAATCATTGGTTCTAGGTATGTGAAATAATCAAAATCTGGGTCGAGTTGGAGACATATTCCTTCAATTAGGGAAAATGATTTTGCTAAATATACAAAACTTGTTGGTACAACAAATGGTTTTTCCATTGCAAGTTCGGCCGCCAGCTCATCGTTCATGATAGCACCACCGTCAAGGGTTTCTAAATATCCCAGGATAGTTTCAAAAAATATTTCAATATCACTGACGTCTGAAGATGTTGGTACAATGACACCCAGTTTAATTAATATTTGAACAACTCCTTTTGTATCTCGTTTTATAATACACCCAAATAAATCTGCGAAACCCTGCTTCAATTCATCATTTAATTCGATTAATAGACCAAAATCGTAAAACACCAATTTACCATCTTTTGAAATAGCTAGATTACCTGGATGTGGATCACCATGAAATAACCCACCATCCATAGTTTGAATCACATATGAATTAACAAGTGCCTCACACACCTTCTTCCTATTGATTCTCTTATTTTTGATCTCTGTAATCTTATCAGCCTCTACATACTCCATTACAATCATATCATCGGTACAATACTTTTTATACATATAAGGAACTTTTATCCAATCAATCCCTTTCAAACTCCTTCTAAACTTAATCGCATTTTCAACTTCTTGCCTGTAATCGGCCTCTCCAAGAAGATACTCGATAGAATCATTGAGAACAAATTCAGAACTAGAACCAGTGTCAACACCTATTGACTGAATAAAATCCAATATCTTTTTAACATTGTTTGTATCTGATTTCATGATGTCTAGGATTCCTGGTCTTTTCAATTTTACAACAACTTTTTTACCATTTTGAAGAGTAGCTTTATGTACCTGTCCAATACTAGCTGATTTAAATGGAATCTCATCAAAATCTTTGAATATATCTCTATTTACAACATCTTTTACAAGATTAAAATCAAATGGTGGTACATTATCTTGTAGAGATTCGAGTTCTTTGGTAAATTCTGGTGGATAGAGGTCTCCTCTTGTGGACGCTATCTGTCCTAATTTTACAAATGTAGGTCCAAGGTTTAAGAGTTCATCTCTAGTCCATCGACCAAGCTCAGCTTTATCCTCAGTAAAACGCTCCTTCCATAAATATTTAGCTGCGAATTTCCATGTTTTTACCTTTTGATTTGGCGCCAACTTGACAGTTGGCACCTTCATATTGGCTATACTCAACATATCCTACATTACCCTTGGATTTTTTCTATAAGCTAAAGATAGAATGAAGATTCATATAATCGGAGCAGGTCCAACAGGAATGTCTCTCGCATGGGAAATACTTAGATCAGGAGACCATGATATCACTATATATGATAGGAAGGTTTCAGCTGGTGGTTCTTGGTGGGAGCCCGATGTGGAAACACGGGATCTTCACGCACATAGAATTGTGTTTGATAAAGCATTTGTTAATACACAGTCGCTATTTTCTGAAATGAACATCGATTGGAATGAAATGTTCCAACCAGTTGAACGTATGGGTCATTTTGATTTTGCTTTCAAATCTTTAGGTGTAAAAGATTACGGAACTCTTATTTCTCTTTTCTCTCGAGTGCTTGCGCAACCTCAAAAATTTAAGGGTATATCTCTAAAAGACGCAGTAGGGTCTCTAAGTGAGAAGGGTAAAAAATATATTGAACATTTTCCACTTATCATGGATGGGGTTACATGGGATGTCATGACAGCGTACGAGTTTGTAAAAAATTTAGACCATACCGCACTTTCTCAAATGTATACACAGAAGGTGTCAGGTAAAGTAATGTGTGATGCTATGGAAGAAGCACTCATCAACGCCGGTGCCAATTTTATTTTTGGTACAGAATTGATGAATGTTGAATATGGTGAAGATGACTTTGTGGCTACATTTTCAGATGAAAGAACTGTTGATGATGGAATGCTCTTTTTGTGTCTAGATAACAGTCCAGCTATGAAGTTTTTAGGTGATAATTGGGGTCCTGACGCTACCAAAAAATTACAAGGAAGTACGTATGGTGCTATCAATGTTCTTATCGATTATGACGAAACACCAGTCATGAAAACGGATCTTGAAATAGCAACTCAAACTAAATGGAACTTACAACCTAAAGTTCTATTCGGTACCAATACCATATCATGTGTCATATGTGACCTCAGCGAAGAAATATTAACTTCCAATCCCGAAACCATAAAAGAAGAAGTTGTAAAACAACTTGGTTTACCCGAACCTGTTGATATGCGAATTGGCTGGGGTGCAGAATGGGAGGTAGAAAAGGAGAGATGGTCCTTTTCTCAATCCTCTGGGGTTCTCAGCCTTCATGGTCAACTCCCATTCTTTGGTAAATGTCCTAAAGTTGCGATGTGTGGTATGATGTCTCCTCGTGAAACTCCATACTCGAGTATTGAAGCCGGTACTGAGGTATCTAGAGCCCTAAGTCATGAATGTTTTGGTACAAGAAAACCACTAAAACCTCTACTTCTCACACAAGTCCTACTTTTCATTCTCGTGTTACTTATAGTTTTAATTTTAGTATATCGTAATAGAGATCAATGAAGTTTGTGGCTAAAGTTCATGAACCCATGTACGATTTCAATTCTAAAAAGTATATCCGTTATATAATTCCTGCTAAAGTCTCGGAAATTATAGAACGAATGCATACAAATAAATGGCACTTACTTACAAATACAAATATTGATAATCCTCTCGATGGAAATATTCTTACTGTGAAGGTACCATTTCGTTATAGGAGAGTGATGTGCAACGTCAAAGGACGTCCTATTCAATCATGTAAACAAACTGATGAAGTAGAAATTGAAATTAAATTCAAAGGAGTTTGGAATGTTGGTAATTACTGTGGTTTCTCTTGGATATTAGAGAGTTTTTCATCTGGGTAAATCCGCCCCATTTCAGCTGGAAGGGTGATAGTAGACAAACCAGCATCCTTGAACCCTTGAAATGTTCGAAGCATACCTTCGAGGCGAAGGATTTCTTTTTGCATATCTTCCATTGATGTCGCAATTTGTGTGATATTCTCTTCCACGTCAATAACAGGCATTTTACTCATTTAAAGTTTATATTCTTTAAATGAGTAAAATAGGATGACAACCCTAACAAGAACCGGATATCTTGTAGATACAGGTCCAATCCAAGAAATTAAAAAAGAATTAACGGTAAGACCCATTGTAAATGGAGACTTTGGATTTCCTCCACCGCCTTTCAAAGTTTTCAAACCAGCTAAGAATGGAGTCTGCGTTCCCAGATTCTATGGAACTTCTAAACTTGGAGAACCTAAATATGACAAGCGACCAGAACCAACTAAAATTAATACCCGATTTGCAGGACAACTTCGGGATGCTACACACCAAAATGAAGCATTCGGAGCAGCTATTAAAGCAGGGCATGGTGTCCTTTCTTTACCATGCGGCTATGGTAAAACGACGGTATCCCTGGCCATAGCTTCTAAACTTGGATATCGCACGATGATTATCGTACATAAACAGTTTCTCGCTGATCAATGGAGAGAACGCATTCAACAGTTTTGTCCGGGAGCCACTATAGGGGTTGTTCAACAAAATAAAAAGGAAGTTAATTGTGATTTTGTCATCGCTATGCTTCAATCTCTTTCCCTAAAAGAATACAGTTTCTCAGATTTTGAAAGTATAGGAACAGTCATTGTTGATGAAGCACATCACATTTGTGCTAAAGTTTTTAGTCAGAGTCTGTTTAAACTTTGTCCACGTCACATCTTTGGACTCTCCGCAACCCCAGAACGGAAAGATGGTCTCACCAAAGTTCTTCATTGGTTTATGGGACCCACCTTTTTTGCAGTTGAACGAAAAAATCAAGGACAGGTTGAAGTATTTCCTGTCGTATTTGATTCACCAAACTATAAGAATCCACCTCCATCTATGAGAAATGGTAAAATTTCAATGCCAAATATGATTACAGAACTTGTTGAAGATAGGGCTAGAAACAAAATGTTAGTAGAATTAGTAAAAAAAGCATCCGCAGGTACCCGTCAGCTTCTAGTACTCAGTGATCGTCGTTTTCATTGTGAATTTCTTCACCAATGTTTTCCTAAAACGTCTGGTCTATACATGGGTGGTATGAAAGAAGCTCAACTCCAAGAGTCTTCCAAGAAAAAGATTATTTTTGCTACGTTTAGTCAAGCACATGAAGGTTTAGATATTCCAACATTAGATACAGTTATTTTAGCTTCTCCTAAATCTGATATTACACAAAGTATTGGTAGAATTATGAGAGAAACAAAAGGAAAGAAGAATGAACCCCACATCTATGATGTTCACGATCCATGGTCTGTCTTTACAGCGATGTATTATAAACGAATGAAGATATACCGTCAAGGTGGTTTTAACATACACGGTAAAAATGTAGAAGAACCTAAGAGTGCCTTCCCTCAGGGAAAGTGTCTGTTTTTATAATCTAAACATCTATTAAATGTCGGGTGCATTAATACAGTTGGTCTCTAAAGGAGTTCAAGATGTGTATCTTACCAGTGAAGAAGGTCATTCTTTTTTTCGTATGAAGTTTACGAGACATACAAATTTTTCTCAGGCTCCAAAATTGATTAAATCGTTGACCCAAACTGACAACTCAATTACTATACCAGTTTTAGGTGATATCATTAATGGTATTTGGTTTGAGAAAGTCGGTGTAGATGCCGTAAACATGTCTTCTAATCTTTTTTACAATTCCACTATCGAGCTTTATATAGGGGGTCAAAAAATAGATTCTCAACATTTTGATTATTACTCGGATATATGGCACAATTATATGTCTGACACATGGACTAAGACACAAGAATTGAATAACAAAGTTTCTAAATCCAATCCAGCATTTCTCCCACTTCATTTCTTTTTTTGTGATCATAAGGCATTCTTACCCCTTCTAGCATTACAACATCATCAAGTTGAAATCAAAGTCAATTTTGATGACACATATTATAATGATTCAGTTCTAAATCTTACAGATGTACAAAAACGAATTAATGTATACGGCAACTATATTTACCTAGATAAAGAAGAACGAGAATCACTTGTGAATCGAAGTCTCGACTTTATCATCACACAAACACAACAGATAGTTCTTCCAATGGAGACCGTGGCTAATAACTCTCTAGGGGGTGGTGATAATACATTTGATATTTCGTCGTTTAATCATCCTGTTAAATCACTCTTTTTTGGTTTTGGTGCATTAAGTGATGATTTTGCGAACGATCGTTTGACATTTTTAAGTGGTGATATCCAAATCAATGGAACCCCGATCCTTGAACGGATGTCTCCAAATTATTTTCACACAGTACAAAACTATTATAAATCATCGTACGGTGCGACCGATTTTGTCCACGAAACCAACGTACTTTTCAATACAAGGTACTTCGCGTATCACTTCTGTCTAAATGCATCAGACTATAATCCATCAGGAACCCTAAACTTCAGTCGTATCGATAATGCCAAAATTACATTACGAGGTGTGGAGAAGGGTAATCTTAGACCAAGTAATCAGGAGTTAAGTATATATGCAGTAAACTATAATGTTCTAAGAATTAAGGATGGTTTAGCTGGAATTTTATTCGGTAATTAAGGTATAGATGGGTAGGACAGCTCGTTTCGATCAGGTTTTTGTAACCAGTCTAGACGCAGACCCAGTCGAGCAAGATGTACTTACTGACGTAAAAAGTATTATTACAAAAGAGATTGATGTCGAAACTATCACAGCAGAGAGATTTGCTATTTCTAATACAAATCCTACAAAGAATATTTCTATAGGTTCAAATATTTTTGTAGAGGATACAGCAACGAATATCGTTCTTGATGTGACCAAGGGTATTCGTGCCGAGCGTTTGTATGTGAATGATAAGATTGGTATTTCGGCACCGAGTGCTACAAACGAGTTTCAGATTGGACCAAATAATGAATTCATTATTGACCGTAGAAATCAGCATTTAGTTACCGCACAAGGTAACGTTTCATCTACAAATGTTCTAGTTTCAAATATTATAAATGTTAGCGAAGTATTTATCGTTGATAATGATGCAGCGAATGTGTTGATGGTTGACGGAAATATACATTCTACAAATTTATCAGTTGGAAATTTCTTGACTGTGGGTAACGGTGGTACTGATTATGAGCCGGGTTCAAATGTAGCAGTTTTTAATGGTGCAAATGTATGTATTAGCGATGGTATTTTAACAGTAAATGGTAATCTCCATGTGAATGGTAACGCATTCATAACTGAAAGTGCACAATACCAAACAGTTATCAATCTAGTTGTTGAGAAAAATGTGATTCAACAAGGAGAGACAAATAACAAAAATGCGCCATTCGACAATGCTTTACTAATGACGGAGGGTGGTGATGGAAGTGTTTCAAATCTTGTATTTGGATATCAATTTTCAAATAATGAATACGTTCTTGGTCGAACTCAAATGTCACCGGAAGAAACAAGGATTCATATGGATCAATCTAACACCGTCAATCTTCATGTGTACGGGCAGTTATTCACGGATGGTAATGTATCTGTAGCAAACACTAATCGATTCCACACATTATCTATAGGCTCAAATGTATTTTTTGATGATGTGGGTTCGAATCTATTCGTATCTACTGGAAATGTGTCCGTCGAAGGTAACGTAGTAGCGGGTGGTATAAGGATTGGAAATCTTTTAGACCTAAATCCAGATGCTACTGTACCAGTTCTCATTAATCAAAATATTAAATCAAATGCGATTACAACTACTGGTTACACACATTCAGGTATTGCCAATCTTGTACCAACAAATACATTGTCTATCGGTGCAAAGATATTCGGGAATTTGATATCCGCGAATACATTAACTGTTATAGGTAATACGACTACAACAAATCTTTATACAGAATCAATTTATTCACATGCAAACGTTTCCATACATGCAGATAGATTCGGTGTTGACAGTGTGACAGATGCACTCGTTCTTAAATCCGGTCCCACTGCTTCAAATGTGAGCTCAATTGAAATATCTGGTGCGAGTACATCAAATACGAATCAAATAATCAAAATGAGTACAAAAAATACAGAAAGAATTAGAATTACCCCTGAGGGTAGAATAGGTATATCGAATACCGAACCAAGTGAAATATTAACAGTTGCGGGTAATGTCCATACAACTGGTGGAGATGGTTTTATTTATGGTAATACATGGGGAACGACGGGGTACACGAGTTCTCGTATGTATTCAACTGGACTTGAAAACAAGATTGAGAATATTGTAGCTGAAGGTAAGGGTCTCAACATTTATGCGAGTAAAACTGCTACAATGGGTACACCAAAATTAACCATCCTTGAAACTTCAAACGTTGGTATAGGTACAGCTACACCCAAGGGTAGATTACATACATCTGGGGGTACAGTGTTTATCAACGATGAAATCACCAATCTTGGAACGTACAAGCATATTGGAACTCCACTCGTTGTTTCTAATGCAACTGCGGTTTCAGCAGATTTGACGGATTTCACAAAGGTTTTGGAACTTTGCAGAGAAGGTGGAACCGCTGGTAGTGATGGTGTGAGGGCAACATTCAAAATGGGTAAACACACAGCGGTTTCAAGTGGTACAGCTAATTCACAACTTGATATATTTTTAGCGAGTACAAATTACGAAACTGAGGTTGATGTGGTATCAATTCGAAGTGATGGTCGTGTTGGTATTGGTACGACTCTCCCAACCGCTCATTTAGAAGTACATTGTACGGGTGCAGCCAACCCCTTAACAAATGGTTTGTTGGTACACAATTTTGATGGAGCATCTGGTGATGCTATCTTAGCGGCAAAAACTCGTATACTCGAAGGTAATGTATTCACCTCTTACATCCAAACAAATGCAGGAAATAACTCCAGGGGTTGGTCAACAGGTGTAACTGGCACAGACTCAGATTTTAGAATCACACAAAATACAGATAACAATAAAGATTCTTCGACTGTGGGTTTATACATATCTGGTGATAATGGTAGGGTTGGTTTAGGTACAGATGCACCCCGGAGTTCCCTAGAGGTGGCGGGTAATGTTGTCATAGGTAGTGAACTTTCATTCAGTGGTCTCGCTGGTGACCCATTTGGCAACACGAAGCTTGTAGAAAGACGTTATACTGTAAATCAAGAGAGAACTGAACTTGTACTATTCAAGGGTAATGACGCGGGTACCACTTTAGGTCCCGATAGAATTCGACACATTGCAGCGGAGCATGTGTTCCAAACCTATACATCGGGGGGGACTTTCGATGACTTGGTTGCGGACCCAGTGTTGGATGCACCCTTAGTTGTCACCAACGACAGAGGTATTGTCGTTATTGGTGGAAGACGTTCAGACGCAGAGAATCGTGGTTCAAATACAAAACTCGTAGTAAACGGTGATATTGAGTTCGCTGGTCAGGGTGCGTTCTCACTGACTGGTATAGCATTCGTTACTACTAACCCCTCGGATGGATCTGACTCTATCAACCAAATTAGAAGTATTCTAGATGGAAGTAAGCGTCGTATACTTACGTTTACCCACCAGGATGGTAGTGGTGATTCTGAATATGCCCGTTTCGATACAATTGGTAGACTTGGTATAGGTACAACAATTGTAGACTCTAATGTACATATTTATAACGGAAACACAACAGACCAAACACTACTAAAACTTGAGAGTCCTGGGGTGAACAAAGAAACTGGTATGCTCATCTACACTGGTGAGGGCGAAGGTGGATATCTCAGAGGATTCAGTAACTCTGAAAATGGGACTACAGGTCTCATTATGGGTGTCGCGAATAATAGTACTCTCACAAACTGTATTCATGTGATTCACTCGAGTAATGTTGGTATAGGTACAGATTCACCCGGTCAGAAGCTGACCGTAAATGGTATAGCTCGTGTGGAAAGTGTCACGAGTAACGCGACAATCGAACTCACAACATCGGCTGGAAGTGCGAACATTTATGCGGATACCACGGGTAATGTATTTATAAACCCATTGAGAACAGGAACAAAAAATACAACCTTCCTCAACAGTAATGTAGAGGTCATAGGTGATTTCTCTGTCGATGGTGCCCTAGATTTGGGTAACCAAGTCGGTTTAGGCCTCTCAGGTGAAAATGCGAATACGACACTCCATGTTAATGGTGGTTTCATCACAAACTCTGACCAGGTGGCGACGAAAAAGTACAGTCGTTCTACTACAATTACTAGTGGTAATGGTCAGGATATATGCTTTACATTTAAAACAAAAACATTTTATGCTAAAATCATAGCGGTATTACGTGAAGCAAGTGATGTACGCAACACAAGTACTATGATTCTCGAGGTGTCTGGTGGTACACACGATGGATCCACAACTTCTATGTACGATATAGCCCTTGGAACAGTGAGCGTATTTGGTGCTACAAACCCATACCCATGGAGTTCCACTATATCGGTCGGTAAACGGGGACTTAGCATAGAACCAACAGTGAAGGACGGAAACCCGGGTAACGACGCACGAACTTTTACATACGATTTATCAGTTGAAGTCGTATCTGGAGTTGACGGTGGACTTTCTAGAATAAGTCATAGACGAACAAACGGTCAGAACGGACTTAACGATGCGATTGGTGGTCAAGATTTACTAAGTGCATTCACATATTAAATTTACTACGAGGGAGGGTGGTACCCCGCGGTAGATTAAACATTTACGCCCTGATGGAATCAGAGACGGCTAGTGCTACTACGCCAACAATGAAAGCCATGATGACGTAATTTAATTCAGTTTCTTCGCGGCCGACCTGAGGCTTTACAGGTTCGGCCTTGGCCTCGGCGACAATTTCTTGCTGTCGAACGGGAGGCTCGAGCTCCTCAAGCGGACAATACGCTATCATTTATATAAGTTTAGAGATTTATTTCGGTCTTCTTCTTTCGACGAGTTCTCTTGGGTTTAGATCCTGAACCAACATTGACCTCCTTGACCTCACCCCCAGTGGAATCACCAGAGATGGACATGATATCAGAGAGATCATCATCCTCCTCAACAAGCTGAGGCGCCGAGGGTCCTTGTCCCATTGAGGTATTCATTGGGGGTGGGGGAGGCATCGAAATGCCACCCATGAGGCTTGAAATATCAAGTCCAGGTCCCTGCATCTCATACTGCCCTGAACCACCCACGGGTGCATCAACTGCGGGACCACTAGTGTCACGGGTGGTGTTTTGAACCGCCGCCATCATATTCTTCACCAGGTCTGGATTCTGTTTCATAACATCATTCATATTTGGCATCACGGACTTGAACATCGAATTTGTAAGGTGAAACATCATTGCCGAGCCACCCAACATCATAATCAGTTTGACCTCTGGTGCAACACTGACCTTAGATCTGTATTTCACATATAGTTCCTCAAACACACCATCATAATCATCAACATTCTCCATAACAGACTCAGACCAACCCTCAAGTTGAACCTCAAATGGGTTATACCTCTTATTCAAAAATTCAAGCCCAGTTACACAGGCGACCAACATACGGCGAGAGAAGCGAACTGATTGTTCAACATCTATACTGTATGTAATCCTCTTGACCTCTGATCTGAGTTCATCAACGTTCGAGTAAGCGTTCAACCTTTTGTTAACTGCAAATCCCTTCTTCTCAAGTCGAGCTAATTTGTTAATAAGATCCGACTTCTCTTCATCAATTGAAGTGTACCCCTTCGAGGGTTGTTCACCCTGGTCACTAGGACCGGGGCCCATCGGTTCATCATCGTCGAACATCATTGGTTCATCCTCACCATAATCAATTTCCTCATCCTGTTGAGGCTGAGTTGGGGCACTTTGTTTGTTGGGATTCACAAAAGCATCCATAGCCTCCTGACCCTGAAAAGATTGTTGAGGTCTTTGCATAGGCCTTGTGGGTCGAGGTACAGGTTTTGGTCGTGGTGCAGAAATTTGAATTTCATCCATCAGGGCCTGTTCATCAGCATCTAATTTCATCACAGTCGTTTGACCCCTATCGAGTACGATTTCTTCGTCCATCTACTGTCTATTTAGAAACTAAGAAAATCTCTTTAACGCACTTTAAAAAAATCTAAGTCTAATATAAATGCTTAACCTCAACAAGACCAACCGCAACGGCCTCATGGCCATAGCAGTTTTGATGACCCTCATCTTCATCCTGTCTTTTATGTCTGCGAAGACCGCGAATTATCAGCCCAGGCCAATTACCATTACACCCGTCAGTGAAGAATCTCTCTTCGACCTCAAGCCAGACCTTGAATGCACCGCTGGTTCAGGGAAGGAGGACAGCCCTTACTCTGTTGGTCTTACTCCAGGTGGTCTTTGTGGTGCCCAAAAACTTGTAGGTGATCATGCCGGATATGAGATCGCGGATGGAATTGGTGGATCTTTAATCTAAGCTAATGATATATGGCTTTAATCACAACGCCGACGGAGATGATTCCCGATCTAAACTATGAATATCATACCATCACAATTGATACTCTTAATCAGACTAGCGCGAACACATGGACGTGTTTTTTGACTCAGCCTCTAAAAAATGTTGTACAGGCTCGACTTCTAGCCGCTCGGATTAATACAGTCACACCAGGTAATGGAAGTGAACATTGCTACATTTCTATTGATGAGTTGAATTCTACATTTAATGATCGCGCTACCAATGTTTATGAAGGTCAGGACTCACTAAGTGTGCTTCGAAAATCTTTTGCTAGTATTGTTACTACAGATGATACTGGTATAATAAGTTTCAAAGATGATTACCCAATTGCTGTGCAATACGTAAATCCTATTCGAACAATTGATCGTCTCACTATCAATATTCGTAATCAAAGTGGTGTTCTTATAACACCACCAAATCCCGCCGAAAATAATTTTTTGGTTATTCGTTTCGTCTGTAGAAAACCCAACCTGTAATTTTTCTCCCCTTAAATTAGTATTACCATGTCTGCCGGTGTTGTTCAATTGATTGCTATAGGTGCCCAGGATAAATATATCATGGGTGATCCTCAAATATCTTTCTTCAGTTCAACATTTAAACGCCATGCTAATTTTTCACAATCCGTTGAAAAACAAACCATCCACGGAGCGGTGAAAAACAATTCTATGTCTAGCATCCAATTTGAGAGATCTGGTGATCTTCTCAGTTATGTGTATTTTACACTCGATGACAAAACCCAAGCCCTCGATATTCAACGATGGGACACCATTATTGATAAAGTTGAGCTTTTAATAGGTGGTTCCGTTATTGACACACAAGACGCAATTTTCACAGAGAAGATTGCTATTGATACATTTGCACAAAATGTATCTAGGAGTGCGAACGGTACACACCCCGGTATTTCTGCACGCTCATTTTTTTACCCTCTCAGGTTCTTTTTTTGTGAGGGGCCACAATGCGCTCTACCCCTTGTAGCCTTAAACTATCATAATGTTGAAATTAGGATATATTGGGCTACAGCTGCTGCAAATTACAATGTTGAATGTTATGCAAACTACTATTACCTCGATAATGAGGAGCGTGGTCAGGTTGTATCTAGAAAACATGATCTCCTCATAACACAAGTCCAAAAAAATATTGCTTCAGGTACTTTAGTTCAAGAACTTACGTTTAATCATCCAGTAAAATATTTAGCATCCTCGGATACAACAACTGATGGTGCCCTCACATCTCCCACAAACAAAGTTAAATTAAACATAAATGGTCTCGATGTAAGTAACTATAAATGGGGTAAACCACATTTTATAGACGTCACGAGTTATTATCACACAAACTTCGTAACTTCTCCAGATTTCTTTCTTTATTGTTTCTGCCTCTCAACATCCAGCTTACAGCCCACAGGAACACTCAACTTTAGTCGTGTATCGTCAGCTACTATCATGAGTGAGTCTATGAAGATTAATGACCCAATTTATGCAGTAAATTACAATATTTTGAGAGTGGAAAATGGAATGGCCGGTTTACTTTACGCAAATTAAAATACAACCTTATACTAAATGGTCAAGACCTTACCGACCGTTGAGAGGTCAACCCAGATTCGGTTTGGTAAACACGCTCAACAGGACCAGGGTGAAAACACGATCGTTCTAAATGCGAGTAATACCGCGGTTGATGCTTCGACAGGTGGGGCCGTTTATGTATCACCGGTTCGTTTTAGACCCGACTATGAAGGTAAGGCTGAAATTGTATTGATGATGTATAACACACTTACAAAAGAATTAACTGAATCTGGTGAATCAGCGCAAGATCTCATCGGTAATCAGGGTTTTCAAGCTGTAACCAACCAAGGTAATACAACTTCTAATAATCTAATTTTTTATAATAATGTAGCTGCATTTGTAACCACCGGTAATGTGGGTATAGCCAATTCCTTAGCTTCTCATACTTTGAGTGTAGGTTCCAATGTTTACATTGATGATAAAGGTATAAATGTGTTAGTTGTTTCCGGTGGGGTTGGCATCACGGATACAACCACTTCAACCTCTGCCACAACCGGTGCCCTTAAAGTTGCCGGTGGTATCAGTACCGAAGAAAACTTAAATGTTGGGGCCGTCACGAAGGTATTATCTGCGA